AATTTGATTCTACTGAGTATATTGTTTTACCAAATGATTGGGAAACTTCCACTGATGCTCAAATTCAATCAGTGAGAGAAGCTGGAAACTCTGATATTAATAGAAACCAGATTAAAAAAGTTTTCATTGAAGATGGAGGACAAAGTTACTTTAGTGGTGGCACTGGAACAAGAGAATGTGATATTTTAGGTGATGGTACAGGAGCAAAGGTATTAATAACATTTACAAATGGTGTTATCACAGATGCTATTGTTAGTGCTGGTGGATCAGGATATACATTTGGGATGGTGGATTTACAAGATCATCAATCAAATCCATTGACAAACCCTGCTAAATTGATTCCAATCATACCACCATCAAAAGGTCATGGATCAGATATTTACACTGAACTTGGAGCTGATAAAGTTCTAGTTTATTCTAGATTTGATGATTCAACAAAAGATTTTCCTACAGATTCACACTTTGGTCAAGTTGGAATAATTAAAAATCCACAGAAAGCAGATGCAACAGGAATTGCAACTGTTTCACAATTTTCATCATTGTTTGCAGTTAAATTACAGACACCACTTTCTGCTAGTACCGATTTTGATGCTCTCATCGGAGTGGGTATAGCACAAACTGTTTCTGGTGGAACTGCAAGGGGGACTGTGGCATCATATGATAAAGACACTCAAGTTCTTAAATATATTCAAGATAGAGATTTAAATTTAAATCAAACTACCTTTGATAATACAGATTATGATGGTGTTAGAGGAAGAGGTAAAGTATTATCTTTTGAAAATAACGGAAACAATATTATTAATGTTCCTGGTGGTTCTGTAACTATTGATTCCGCAATTGAATCATTTACAGGAATAACCACAACTATTGGCAACAAGCAAGTCAACTTAGGTGTTCAATTTACAGATGGACTTGCTAGTCCTGAAATAAATAAAAAGACTGGTAATGTAATTTACATTGACAATCGAAAAAAAGTTGAAAGAAATATAAGACAAAAAGAAGACGTTAAAATTATTCTGGAATTCTAAAAAAAATGGCACAAAAAATTAATCTTAATGTAAGCCCATACTACGATGACTATGATAGTGAGAAAAACTTTCATAAGGTTTTGTACAAGCCAGGTTTTCCAGTACAAGCTAGAGAGTTATCAACACAACAATCAATACTTCAAAATCAAATAGAATCGTTTGGTGATCATATATTTAAAGAGGGATCTGTAGTAATACCTGGTGGAATCGGTTTTGATAATCAATTTAATGCTGTCAAATTAAACAACACTAATTTTAATGTTGATATATCTGTTTATATTAAAGATTTTATAGGAAAAAGAATAATCGGAAGTGAATCTGGAATTGAAGCAATAGTTAAATTTGTGTCCCTTCCTGATGGAGTGAACGTAGATTACGTGACATTATATGTTAACTACGTTAGTGCTGATAGTAATTCTGTTATAACAACATTCTCAGATGGAGAATCTTTGAGTTCCAATGAAGATGTTATCTATGGAAATACAACAATAAATGCAAATACTCCTTTTGCATCTTTAATATCTACAGAAGCAACTGCAGTAGGATCTGCTGCTTTTATATCAAAAGGTGTTTATTTTGTAAGAGGATTTTTTGCAAATGTATCTGATCAAACTATTATTTTAGATGATTATACAAATACACCTTCATATAGAGTTGGGTTAAAGGTTGAAGAACTTATTGTAAATGCAAAAGAAGATAATAGTTTATTTGATAATGCAAAGGGATTTACTAACTATGCTGCACCAGGTGCTGATAGACTCAAAATAAATTTAACTTTAACTAAAAAATTACTAACAGATAGAAATGATACTGACTTCATTGAATTGATGAGATTGGATGAAGGAAAGTTAAAGATAATGCAACCTAAGAGTGAATATAATAAAATTCGTGATTGGATTGCTGAAAGAACATATGAGGAGTCTGGTGATTACAGTGTCACACCATTCAGAATGGGGTTATTTAACTCTTTGAATGATAATCTAGGTAATAATGGTTTATTCTTCTCTGACGACACTACAGAGCAAGGAAATGAACCATCTGATGACTTAATGTGTCTAAAAGTATCTGCAGGTGAAGCATATGTAAGAGGATATAATGTTGAAAAGGTAGGAACTACTATTATTGATGTTGATAAACCAAGAGATGTTGGTATAAGAAGTGATATTGGTGTTTCTTTTGAGATGGGAAATTTAATCAAGGTTAATAATGTTGATCCTGGTAATATAACTTCTGGAAATATTGTCTCTTTACACAGTAAGTTTGCTGGTGGTGGTGGAGTTATTGGAAGTGCAAGAGCTTACTCATTTAATTTAGAAGATGCACCATATACAAATGACGCAACTAGATGGGAATTAAGATTATTTGATATTCAGACAAATACAGATTTAGTTTTAAATCAAGCAGTAAGTAATACTGAAATGCCAGCTGGTTCATTTATTAAGGGAAAAAATAGTGGTGCGAGTGGATTTTCAATAAGTGCTGGAGGTGGTTCGGTAGTTGTACCAATAAATCAAACATCAGGAACTTTTTCAGAGGGTGAGCAAATACAAGTTAATGGAATTGATATTTCTCGAACTGTTGGTGTTGCAACTGCACATACAGTTCAAGATATAAAATCTGTAAAAGAGGGAACTACTTTTCAAGCAGATACAGTTTTAGAAAGATTCAAATTACCAAATAATATTGAAACAGTTAATATTACAAATGGAGGAGTTGTTACTGCAGGATCAAAGTTATTTACTGGATTGAAGAAAGGAGATATTGTTAGATATTTTAAAACTACTGGTTCAGCTGCTGAAGAGACATTTAACGAAGTAAGTAATGTAAGTGCTGATGGAAAAACTTTGACAGTTGTAGCAATCTCTCCAAACGTAACTGGAGTCTTTAATGGAGCACTTCCTAGCAGTACAATAACAGTATCAATGTTTTTGGGTGCACCTTTGATTAGTGGAAGAGGTTCTTTATATTCACAACTATCTAATGATAATGTTGCTACTGTAGATTTAACAAGATCAAAACTTAAAGTTTCTAGAAAACTTACAAAAAATTCTAGTTCAGGAGTTTTGACAGTAGACATGTCAAGTGATTTTGGATTTGCTGCATCTGAAGCTATTTTTGAAACTTTTGATCAAGAAAGATATACATTGCTTGATAATAACAATGCCCCAATAGCAATCACGAAAGATAAGTTTACATATGCTAACAATGGTGAAGCAATTGAAATTAATAGTGGTGGTGCAAATTTAAGTAAAACTATTGATGTTACCATCATCAAAAACAAAATCAAATCGAAGTTAAAAGAATATAAAAGAAGTCAAGTCTTAAATGTTACAAGATCTAAGTATGCAAAATCTGGTAGTGTTAACGTTGGATTGGGTGCATCAACTATTGCAGATGGTCTTATTTTTGATCAGAGATATGGACTTAGAGTTCAAGACGAAACAATATCATTAAATTATCCAGATGCTGTACAAGTTCTAGCAATTTATGAATCTATTAATACTGATGCTCCTAAATTAGATGTTTTACAATTTACAAGCACTGCTGACGTAACTACTAATGCAATTATTGGAGAAAACATAATAGGAGAAAATAGTAAAATAGTTGCAAGAGTTGTAGGTAAACCAAATACTAATAAATTATCAATAATTTATCAAACACCTGATAAATTTAATGTGGGAGAATCTGTAGTATTTTCAGAATCTAACATCAAAACTAATGTTCAATCTGTAGAGATTGGTGTATTTAAAGATATTACTAATTCATATACTTTGGACAAAGGACAGAGAGATCAATTCTATGATTACTCAAGGATAATTAGAAACAAAAACACTCCAGAACCAAAAGGACCTTTATTGATTGTATTTGATTATTATTCTGTTGCAAGTAATGATACAGGAGATGTATTTACTGTCTTCAGTTATGATGAAGAAAGATATACTGACGATATTCCTTTAATTGGTGATCGTGAAGTAAGAGCCACTGATACTTTTGATTTTAGACCCAGAGTATCTGTTTATGATCCTAGTTCAGACACTGGATCTCCCTTTGAGTTTAAACATAGAGATTTTAGTGGAACATCAGTCATAGAATATGTGAAACCAGATGAAACTGTTTCTGCAACTTATGAATATTACTTACCAAGAGTTGATAGAGTTTATTTAAATAAATTCGGAGATTTTGTTTATGAAAAAGGAATCTCATCTCTAGATCCAAAACCTCCAGTTAAGAATGATGAGGTGATGCAGTTAGGAACTATCGAGTTACCACCATATCTTTACAACACTCAAAATGCATCATTAACACTTGATGATAATCGAAGATTTACCATGAGAGATATTGGTGATATTGAAGATCGGGTGTCAAATCTAGAAGAAACTACCACATTGTCTTTATTAGAAGTGAATGCTCAATCATTACAAATTCAAGATGAAGAGGGTAAAAATAGGTTTAAAAGTGGATTTTTTGCAGATGCTTTTAGGGACTATAGTTTTATTAATAGAAATCTATCATCAGTACAAGTAAATCCAGAATCACAGGAGTTAATATCCTTTAGAACAAGAGATACTTTAGCATCTCAAGTAACACCTAAAGAATCTACAATTAGTACTGAATTAGATTTTAATACAGACTTTGAACTATTTGATCCAAATGTGAAGAAAACAGGAAATGTTGTAACTTTAAATTATGAAGAAATTGAATGGATAACTCAACCATATGCGACAAAAACTGGTGATGTCAATGATATTATCAACGTTAACCCTTATGAATTGCCTGTATTTGAAGGAAATGTAGAATTAGATCCAGAAGAGGATATATGGACAAGAACAGTTCGTCTTCCAGATCAAGTTATAAGACAAACAGGAACTAACACAGTTCAAAACATTACTGCTGGAACTACCAATAGATCTGTAACAGTTAGTAATGTTGATAGAACTATTCAAAATTCTCTTGTATCTTCGTCATCAGATGATTTTATGAGGTCTAGAAATATTCAATTTATTTCAGGTGGATTTTTAGAT